CTTATATCCTGTGTTAATTACACTTTGCCATGAAATTATACACATGTGTGTTTATTTAGACTCACCAAAAACAGAACAGTACACAAGTCATAAAGGCTTGTTTCTTAAATTACAAAAACGTGTAGCCAAAATGTATGGCTTTGACCCAAAGGAGTTATAGATGTTAAGTATTTTATCAGGCATATTAGGTTTTGCTACCTCAGGTTTACCTAGTATTTTAGGTTTCTTTCAGCAAAAGGGTGACCAAAAGCATGAAAGAGAAATGGCTAAACTACAAACAGAACGTGAATTAGAATTAGCTAAAGCAGGCTTTATATCTCAAGAAAAGATAGAAGCTATTAAGCTAGACCAAATAGAAGTGCAAACATACGCACAAGAACGTGAAGCATTATACGACCATGATAAGAAGTTAGTAGAAAATGCAAGTTCTACAGTTAAAAACTGGAACGCTATGGTTAGACCTGTAGTAGCATTTATCTTTGTAGGTGAGTTAGTGCTTATTAATCTTATCTCATTAGGTTGGGCTATGTGGACAGGTGTAGATTTTGTAACAGCTTCAGAGGCAGTATTTGGTTCAGATGAAATGGCTATTACTGCATCTATTATTGGTTTCTATTTCGGCTCTCGTACATGGGAAAAGAAACGTGAAAGTATCTGATAAACTTATCAAGTTACTACGTCATCACGAAGGTGTTAGAAACAAACCATACCAATGTCCCGCAAAACTGTGGACAGTAGGAATTGGTCATTTGATAGGTGATGGTAAAACATTACCACCTGAATGGAACAGAACATTTACTAACGAGGAAATAGATGGAATTCTTAAACACGACCTCAATCGCTTCGAGTTGGGAGTACGCAAGATGCTACCTAACGTGCCTCTTAGACAACATGAGTTTGACGCTCTTGTCAGCTTTTGCTTTAATTTGGGTCTTGGATGCTTTCAGCGTTCAACCATCCGTCAAGCGTTGCTTCGTGGCGATAAAGAAGCGGCTATGGAGTCGTTAGTTAAATATTGTAAAGCTGGTGGCAAAATATTAAAAGGTTTACAAAACAGAAGATTAGATGAACGAAAGCTATTCTTAGGGTTATAATATAGTATCTCAACAATAGAGAATACTATGCGCATATTACTTATTGACTTAGAAGTAGCACCAAACCTAGCAACTGTGTGGGGTATCTGGCAACAGAACATTTCACTTAACCAATTACTAGAGTCATCATACATTATGTGTTACGCAGCTAAATGGTATGGCGAACCTAAGATGTATTTTAACTCTGTACATAAGTCATCTAAAAAACAAATGTTATTAGATGTACATAAGATGATGGATGAAGCAGACGCTATTGTTCATTACAATGGAAATAGGTTTGATATTCCAATGCTACATAAAGAGTTCTTAGAAGAGAATATGCCTCCTCCAAGTCCATCCAAGCATATAGACCTATTACAAACAGCAAGAACTAAATTTAGGTTTGTTTCAAATAAACTAGACTATGTTGCACAACGTTTAGGACTAGGTAAGAAGACTGATCATGAAGGTCATGAGTTATGGTTAAAGTGTATGAACGGTGACCGTAAAGCATGGAAACGCATGGAAGAGTACAATAAGAATGACGTGGTATTGTTAGAAAAAGTATACGATAAGTTTAAAGGATGGATAAAGTCACATCCAAACCATAATGCTTATTCTACAAATTTATGTTGCCCAAATTGCGCATCACTTAAATTACACAAACGTGGTTTTGCAATTACTAGTACAAAAAAATACCAACGCTATCAATGTATGGAGTGCGGTTCATGGAGCAAGTCAGTCAAGTCAGAGAAGTTACAACAAGAGCAAGTTATCAGCATGTAAGGAAAATTATGAACATTATGGAATTATGCGAACACATAGTAGGTAAAACTATTGTGGTAGCAGAAGCACACTACTCAGATAGCGTGCTTATACTAGAGTTAGATGACGATACTTATATTGAAATTGCTTGTGACTCTATTAACTCTGAAGTTCCTGCATTGGACGATTAAATATATATTGCCTATCTTCATTTGCTTTTATAAACCAATTATTAACATATTCCTTCAGTTGTATTTCACCATTGCCTTGCTTTTTTAATATATCATTATCTAGTTTATAAAAATTATCTATGTGACGCTCTTTGTCATTACTATATCCATATATTACTAATATAGTAAATTTAGGTAATAAAGAAAGTCTTTGTAACAATACCTTTTGCCCCCTAGATATTTCTTCACCATCTCTTTTCCATTCACCTAATAATATATAGTTATTTGTTTCTAATATCATATCAATATTAGATGGAGTAATAAATGGATGGCTAGGTATTGCACCTTTAAAAAAGCCAAAGTCTACATGAATAGCTTGGCTATTTCTCATCCCTAACTCAGACACAAATAACTATTCCATTAGATCCTACTTGGCAAATAGTTACAGAGCCATCTGGCGCAAGTATAGTTGTCTGTTGACTAAAAGACTGTTCAGTCCAAAATATAGCCAATGCTGACATTATAATAATAAATAACCAATATATTTTATTCATCATCAAACCTCTGTAATTGAGCTTCAATTTCAGGTGGGTTTACAACTTCTTCATCCCTTAAAACTGAAATAAGTTTGTTTTTAAACCATTCAGACTTAGCTAAGTCTTCTTCTACATTACCTTTAAAAGGGTAACGTAAGTCATACTTCATCTTACTACCTTTAAGATAACCAACAAACTCTTCTTTAGTTAAACGACTTTCAATAATATCAATTGTTTCTAACCCACCAATATTATAGTGCTTTGGATGGTTTACATTATCTACCATAATTATCCCCTTAAAATAAATAAATTAATCATTTCATACATTCCATACGCTAACCAAAAAATACTACCTATTACTAATGCCCATACAATTACATCAATAATTTTTTTTAATATTACCATTTTCCATATTCTCTACCATGGTTTACAGATGACCTATGTTGGTAAGATTTTACTCTAGCTTTCATTAAAGACTGTTTATTAGTTAATGGTAATGGTAATTTAATTAGACCTTGACCCTCAAGCATATTAGCCCTGTATTTTGTTATATTGCATTCTAAATAAATTTGTTTACGTATAGCATTTGGGTTAGCTTCCATATATTCTTTAATTTGTTCTGCTTTTTTTCTATCATCTAATACTGTATACATTATAGTCCTCCATTAGCTTCCACTAAACGTTTACTATCATATTTTGACATACCCTTGTATTCTTCTACAGGCTCACCAGGAAACAATGGTGTGATCTTAATATGGTGGGTTTTACCTTTAAGGTCTTTTAAATAAGATAGTTCATCTGGGTGAAATGACCACAAATAAGACTTCATAAGGTCACCCGTTCTCACATCAAATTCTTCAAATAAGTACGCTACTGGTTTAGTCACAAAATACCAACCTTCCTATTTTAATATTGCAATTTTTCCATCCTACCGGAGTACTAATACTATCATCATAAAAATGTAATTTTTTTGGTACTGGGTTGTTATAACGGTTTCTATGAATAACATCTATAGCTAATAGTTTAATATTAAGAAAACGTTTCATATCTACTTCATCATGGTTTTCATCTGTTACACCTTGGAATTGCCCATTGGCGTAGACCACCTCGCACGAGTCCTTTCCATAACCTGCTTTAATCCTTTGACGTATTACGTTCATCACACCAATAATTTCTTGCTGTGTTCCTGCCTCATGGTAAGCAGCATGAGCATAACAGCTCATGTGTAAGTCTAGTGTGTTAATGTCCATATAGTTTCTCGTATTCTGTCATACCTACTTTATCCTTTATCATACGTATAACGTATTCTCTATCAATTTCAGCAAGAAGTAAACAAAAATCTCTCATAGGGTTATGTTTCACTAAAAACCAGTTTAATGCTGTACGCCTAGTATGGTAATCTCTATTTTCTATAACGTCAAGTAGTGCGTGAGTTAATATAGCAATAAATAACCTACCCTCAGGTGTTGATACTAATTCGTTTCTTAAAGACTTTTTAGACTCTAAACTTAATAATATATTAGGCATTTCTCATGGTTTTCTTTATATCAATTTTTTAATTATGTGAGATAATATAATTGCAACATTTAATTAACATTTTAAAAGGACACTTATTATGTGGACAACTCCAGCAGCTACAGAAATGCGTTTTGGCTTTGAAGTAACTATGTACGTAATGAACAAGTAATTTTAATGCTTATGGGGATGCGCCTTAAAATGGCACATCCTCATTTGCACCTTCAACAGCAGGTCCACTTCTTGTTTCAGCTTTAGGTTCTTTTAATTGAACTGTACCTGAAATAAACTTACCATTAGCACTTTCTCTTATCCAGCCACTAATACGAAACTCAATACCATCTACATTCATATTGCCTGTGTAGTTAGGTCTTTTTGGGTTATCGCCTTGATCGTTCTTAAATAATGCAAAAGTGTTTGTATTGTCATACTGTGCCATACTTTACTCCTTATTAAAAATTGGTTTCTTAGTCCAGCGTTTAGGTTCTATGTCATCTTCAACATATTTTATAAACTCTAGCGCTAATGGCGTATACCATTCAAGCCATGCTTTACTCCTGTCTACTACTTGTATCTTTGTTTCATTTGGTGTCCATATATAAAAATACGCATGAGGCATCTTACATACTTCCATTTGCATTTGCATTTGAAAGTAATAACGTTCAGGTATCTCTTTATATACTTCCTGAGAATACGGACATTTTATTTCAATAACATTGCCATCATAATACCCATCCGGACTTGCACCAAACGGTAATTTGTCATGTAATACAAACTTATTACC